TACTTCGTTGTATTCTATATAAGGATTGGCGCTTTCCATGAATGGTAGGCCTTCACGCTCCATGTGTGCCCGAAAATCAGCCAATTTGGCTTCACGCTGAGGATCTGTGCTCAATGCTTGTAGTATACTTTCTACACTGGCCAAGTCTTGGCGTGTGGCGGTTTTGTTCAAGAGCATTTTGGCCACCCGGTCTGGATCGTCAGTGATTACCTTGTTTGTGGCACGATCAGCTATACCAGCTATTTGATTCAGTTTATAGCCCATGCTTTTGGCCAGGCTGTTCATGAGCACATTACGCTCGCGGCCTTTGAACTTCGAATCTGCTGGCATAGCGCCTAGCACAAACTTGGACCAAGGCACATTGTTCATCAGCATAAAATCAGTCTGCACATACCCACGGTCGGGTCTTCCTGTGATGGGTGTTTTAAAATGCACTGCTGTGCCTGACTTCCTGACCCATTCCTGTGGCTTGAAGCCGTGACTGATGGCCCATTTTTCCAGTTGTTGTTGCAGTTGTTCTTTGGTAACTTTATTGGCATCCACAGCAATATCCAGATCGCCCGATGTGTCTTTGATACCAGTGCTGCCTAGTGTGTTGTTTAGTAAATCCAAGCCAGGAACTAATTCTTCTAACCAGGCTAGAGTGGGTTTAACATCAGCTTGATTGATACGCTGTGTGAGCGCACGACCATCAGCATCTTTGAATACGTTGCCACCTTCAAAAATGTTCATCGTTTTGCCGCCGCTATGGCTTGTTGTATGAAGCTGTTCCAAAAGTTACTACCAGTGGATTTGGGTGCTGGGTCACCAGATCTGGCAGCCAGGGCACCCAAGGTCTGTAGTTGGGTCGAAGTAAGGCCTGTGTCTACTGGTTGTGCCGGTTGATTACTAGAATCCGGATCAGCTAACGTCTGTCCGCGACCTACCCGGCGCTCCCATTCAATCACGTGATTGGCAGCTGTGACTAACGCCAAGATCTGTTTTAGAGTTTCTTGCTGGGCCGGAACATTTCCAGCCTGTGTGCTCATGGTGTCGAGCAATAGATCCAGGCGTCTTTCTATACCTTTCAATTGTGGATATTTGTCTTTGCCAAGTATGATTGTGTCAAGTTTAATAGTTTTCAGTTGTGTATCAATCCAAGACTTGACTGCTTTCTTGTAGGTGTCACCGGATGACAGTGGAGGTGCAGAAGGTGTAACAGGTGGTGGCTGGAACCCCGGAGCACCTGCCTTGGCCAGTTGGGCGCGAGCACTGGCACTCATTTTATTTGGGTCCAGATCTTGAGGGGTTAATGCCTCTTTGATCGTTGATCCAGATTGGTCCAGTTTTTTGGCTTCCTGGGGCCAATTGGCCACTATGCCAGCGATCCACTCTTTGGCGACCGGATTGGCTCGTAGTTTCTCCATGCCCGAGGCCAATGTGGGTTTTCTATCCAGTCTCATGTCTTTGCTTTTGCCTTGGGCTATGGCTTTTGCGGCACGTCTGTTTAGTTCGTTTTGATCTGCTGCAGCCTGTGACTTGGCACCAGGAAGAAGAGTTCGTGGGTTCCTAATGACCGAGCCTATTTCAGACGCTAACCCACCCGGTCCAAACATTTCTATTTCATCTAGTTTGAGTTTTTGAGGCTGTGTCAGTTCATGTATTTGCATCAGTACGTCTCACTGTTCTTGTAAACTTGGCAGGATCTCTTAGTTTGATAGCATTGATCAATTTACGCTGTAGATTTTCAGCCTGTTCAGCGGTGTAACTTGAATCTATCTGCTCAAGCAGGCGTATGGCGCTGGCAATGATGTTTGCGGCACGATTTTCGATAACATGACGCTGATCACGCTCGGCGTACAGGGTTTCTAGTTCTTCTAGAATGCTGCGGGTTTTCTTTTGCATATGGACCAGGACCTTTGTATTATTTATTTGATTGTAGCACATACTGTTCTTAAATACAATATGGATACATTTTGTGTTTTACCATGGTATAGTTCTGAATTACCAGACAATTCACCTTGTTGTTTGTTGCCTACCAGGACTAACGTTAATCAACTAAAATCAGACTTAATAAAGGGGGTTAAATCTACCGCTTGTACCAAATGCTGGACAGTCGAAGCACAGGGACAAAAAAGTAGAAGACAACTTGAAAATGAATTTCTAGATTATAAATTAGATCGTGATTTAATTAATCTTAAACAAGACTGCATCGATTCTAAACATGAAACTTTACTTTATCAATTAACTACCAGCAATCTTTGTAATCAAGCCTGTGTATCATGTAATAGCAATTTTTCATCGAAGTGGGCAGAAATTGAAAAGAAGATGGGACGCATACCAGTTCCAAAAAAAGAAATCAATTTAGAAAATAGTAACATCAACTATAGTACCGTTAAAAGAGTTTCATTTCTTGGTGGCGAACCTTTTTTTGATCCGAAAACATTTGAAATTTTGCAAAAATTACTAGATCATAACAATCAAGACTGTTTTATAACCTTAGTCACCAATGGTAGTATACTGCTTGACCAACAAAAAATTAATTTTTTGTCAAACTTCACCGATTTCAATGTATGTATTAGTATAGACGGAATTGGATCAGTGTTTGAATACATGCGATGGCCAGGACAATGGTCAACATTGGCCAATAACATTGAACAATATAGGGCAATAACAAGTAATCTCAGTGTAAGCTATACTATTAGTTCTCTCAACGCATTGTATTATGACGAAACTGTTCAATGGTTTGAATCAAACAATTTACGATACAATCATAATATTGTTACTCATCCAAGCTGGTTGTCACTAACAAACACACCAGTGGAAATTAAAAAAAATCTATTAGCAAAGAAAAATTTTATTTCAGATTTATTAAGTATTAACAACTCTGAAATTTCATTGAATGAATACATAAAAAAAATAAAATCTCAGGACCTGGCAAAAAAAATCAATTATGAGGACTATTTGTCTGAAATTTTTAACATTGTTAATAATCAATAAATTTTGCCACATCGGGCAAATAATCTGGCAAAAACATATTTCGTCTCAGATCGTTTTGTTTCAATGTTTCTTTAACCCTCGATGTATTACCAGCAATTCCCATTGTAGATAGTTCTTGCAACCACGGTTGGCAATAATTTTCAATTTGTTGGAAATGCTTGACCATATTTTCCGGCATGTATTCAAGACCATATTCGCCAAATGCCTGGTGTACATAAATTTCAATATCATCTCCATAACAAGACGTATCAAAGTTTTGTTTTTTCCATTGATATACCGAATCAAGATACAATATATTTAAAATACTAGCCACTATTGTCATTGACAACATGCTGTTGTGAGGAAGATTATTTTTCCACCATAATAAATTTTTCTCAACTTCGTGCCATTTGGCAGGGTATCTGATATATTCAAATGCTGGACCAATGGCATCAATACTAAAACTAATACGAGCAAATTTAAATTGTTCAATTAATTTTTTTGTGTCTTCATCGATGATCCTGGTTCCGTTGGTATTATACATTAATCGAATTTGACCCACATCAACTCTGTCAGCAACATGCTCTAGGAGTTGTTTGTGTGTATTTGTTAAAAATGGCTCTCCGCCCCAAATTCGAATTTCTCGAAGGTTCTTCAACTCTAACTTATCAATTTTGTCTAACAAAAAATTACTGATATTTGGTCGAATAACACTACCTTTAATCTTGAGTTCATTCCTCCAGGTGGTACTTGACCCGGGCCCACACGTGACACATGCTAAATTACATGCCATATCTATGCTGATATCTAAATACTGTAAGCCAGATTCTGGATTTATATCACCGTGTGTTTCTAAATAACCTTTCCTCATGCTTTTTTTATTGGTTTTTTCTTGACTTACACACGTTTCGCACACTCTCATCGGCAGATTACCATTGAGATTATCTGTTCTTAGATCAATAAATTTTTGATTATCAAAAATCAATTCTTTGGAACTAATAGATTCCTTGGACCAGCAACACACAGAATATTTTAAATCTTGTTTGGATATCGATTTGATAAAGAGTCCGTGATGTATCCTAGGACAAAAGTTTTGAGTGTTCATAATGTTTTAATCTGTCCTAGTAATTGTTTTAGTTTGGCATTTTGCACATCAGCTGTGATCTTGCTAATCTCACCGGTAGTCTGATCCACTGTTTCTGTTGGAGTGACTCGGCTCTGTGCCTTGATGCTTTCGTAGATGTTGGGCTTTTTAAATCCGTTGCCAGCAGATTCATCTTCACCTGGGTCAGTGATACGCATGGTTTCAATGTTGTAGTCCAGATCAATCTTCATGCCCACACCAGTACTGCTTCTTGACTTCATGCATTGTATTTGATATTTGCCACGCTCTTTCATGGCCCTGCTTGTAAAGATACCAAACACATTGTCCGCAGTATTGATTTTAGATATACCACCACTAATATGGCTATGATCAAACTCAACTTCTTCTACCGCACTACGATTCAATTGCGATGCAGTCACGAACAACACATTGAGTTCCTTGGCCAAGTTTCGCAGTTCTTCACTCACATACTTGTCCTTGACAAACAGATCATTTGGACTGACCTTGGCACTAACTGGCATCAACAAGTCTAGATAATCACACATGACAAAGTCCACACGGATTCCAGTCTGCACCTGTACTTCTTTGATGTAACTGCGGATGTCGTTAATGTTGCTCTGTGCTGGTATGGCCTTGATTCTATACTGTCCAGCTTTCTTGCTAACCAGTTTGACCTTGAGTTCGGTTTGGTCGATGTCCTTGCGTATTTCTTTTGTACTCATTCCAGCCAACATGGCATCAGTCCGTAACGCACACAGTTCTTCGCTTAATTCTAGACTGATATACACACCACTCAATCCTGCTTGTAACCACGATAATGCTATGTTCATCATGACCAGACTCTTGCCCGATCCTGATCCACCGGCAAAGATGTTCAGTTCTCCGCGGCTGAATCCACCATACAAGATACGATCCATCTGTGGCCATCCTGTTGAAACTTGTCCACCTGAGTTAAAGTATTTGTCTATACGGGCTCTTGGATCAGCCCAGTAGTCTGTGCCCATGTCTTTGGTCAAGCTGATCTGTACTGCATCCTTGATCAGTTTTTCTACTGGATCATACTCACCTTTTTCTAATAGGTCTGCACTCTTTAGGATGGCACGTTCCAGTTCTTGGCGTCGAGTAAATGCTTCAAACTCTTCCATGAACCAGTCAAAATGTCCTTCATTGAGATCAGGAATATGTTGTAGCTTAACCCCTGTTGTGGCAGATATCTGTTCTGCAGATGGTAAAGTTTTATGGTCATTGCTGTGTGTGGCAATGAACTCGGCCGCTGGTCTTAGACTGCGATCAAAGTTTTCTGGGTTATAAATGTTCTGCACACGCACATAACTCTCTGCGTCTTGCAACATCATTTCTAAGAATAAGCGTTGGACATCAAGCCCGTAATCTTTTAACATGGTTTACCTATAGAATTTTTAATAAAATCTATGCATTCGTTAGCAAACAAATGTTGTACGTCTTCATTATCTACATGAAAATGCGGCCTAGATTTATTGTTGTTATGATACCAAAGATTAGTTTTAATTTCTCGATCTGTGTAATCTTTAATAAAATTATACAAATAGTTAGCATTAATTATTGTTGTATAATCTTGCTGAAATTCAAATCCACCTAAACTAAATGCAAATGGAATATTTTTTTGTTTAAGAGTCTGTAAACAAAAAGAAATATAAAAATAATTTTTAATTTTTTCAAAATTGTCAGAACATTTACTAGACATCCATTGATTAATTACTTTGTCGTTTCTGTCATACATATTGGTAGTATAACGCCTTTTTTGATAAGCAACAAGTTCTTCTGGAGTTAACCTAGTAGGTAGTGCATTAATATCTCGGTCTAATTCATATCGGTGTTGGTTGGTAAATGATAATATTACAAAATCAGGATTTAAATTTAATCCTTGTAAAAGCTGAAGTGTTATCATAGCATTACTACATCCACCAAAAGATAAATTAATTAGTTCAAAGTCTGGGGAGAAATCTAAAATTTTTTCAGTCCAATGCAACCCAGGAAAATCCAAATCGGTATTAACAAAACTATCTCCACAAGTTAAAATTTTTATATTTTTAGTCATAACTTTCTTTTAACAAGTTGTAGTTTCCCTTTGAATTTCTGGTGACAATGCTTTACGCCAATCAATCTTTCTTAGCTCACCAAGACGATCTAAGTAGTCAACCCAGCTATTGTCTGGTTGACTATTTTGTTTTATATAGTTAATTATGGTATGCACTCCAGGACAATCGTTTAATGAGTATAACATATCTAGTGCAGACAATGCTTGATTTTTGGTAAGATGTTTTAGGTCTAGAACCGTTCCACCGTAAGAACTAGGTTCAATGCATCGCACAAATATTTGGCTTGGATCGCCTTGGCTACCAGATCGACAATGATCTTTCCACCATTGAAAGAATTCTGGCAAGTTAAAAATGTTGTGTACGCCAACGATAGCATTTACTTCTATTAGGATACAACTTTCTTTTAATGACCTAAAATATTGTATGTTGTCTTGCACTTCATTCCACGCCGCAGGAAATCTTGTAAATTCAAAAGTAGAGCCAATGCCATCTAGGCTAAAAAATAAACGCACAAAGCGGCACCGTTTCCAAAGTTCTAATGTTTCATCATCCGGTATGATGGTTCCGTTGGTATTGTAAGACACCATAAGATCTGGCAACACTCCTATACTATCTAAATGTTGTAATATTTTTTTATTATCTCGATTCAGCAATGGTTCTCCTCCAGTAAAATGCAACTTTTTAAGATGTCTAAGATCTAAATGTTGCCATACCGATTCAGGATTTTTTTTCAAAGTTATCTGCGGAGCACCTGGCTCAAACAACTGATATTCTCCATTCCACGAACTACTGTATTTAGAACTACAACTGATACATTTTAAATTGCACAACAATGATTGTTCGAGATGAAGACTTCGTATTACTTTTGATTCTGTATCAGTTGATAATAACATGTTCCATTCTACAAACGACCGTTCTCGTTCATTGGCTATGTGCCCGGGTACGCTACAGTGCGGGGAGCAAGATTTAGGTATCGTTGTCTTGCTTTCTTCACGGATATTTTCCAGGTACCTGTGGTCAAACGTAATTGTTTTCGTTACTAATTTTTTTTGCCAACAACACATAGAAATATTAGTTTCTTTAGAAGGCAGTGCTCCTATATACAAACCTTGATTATAGTGAGGACAACAAATGTCAGAATTTTTTAACAAGTTGTCGTTTCCTTAGTTCAATTTTAATTCGACTGGTTTCTTTGTATTGCATTATAGTTAGCAAAGTGGCCAACCTTCCCATACAAATTACTGCATCATTTACATCCTTGATTCCTGCTGGCCACTCAGGTATGCTGACTGACCATCCTAGTTCAACAGCACGCTCTACCAGTCGCATACCAGGTAAGTCTTGATCTGGCACAACAACCACTTCTCGCTCAAGACTTTTTATCAATCTGGCCTGTGCATCATTTATGTCTGCATGTAGCACAGCCACACCGTTGATGCTGAGTGCATCAAATACTCCTTCTACAACAATCACCGACTGCCAATTATTACGTTGTAAGTCTGTACCAAACACATAACCAGGTTGTATGTCTTGTATATACTTGGGTGTCCTATCGTCTAGGAATCTTGTGGTGTGCCCAACTATCTGCCCGTCGTAAGTAAATGGCACAACTACTCCGGGCCGTGTGCCCCTCTTTGACAAGTATGGATAGTCTAGTGTGATGTTGCGATTGATCAAATAATCTCTATCTGTGTCTGTTAGCTCTTCGGTGTCGGCTGGTAAATCGCATTCTTCAAATTCTATGGCTGTTGGTTGGACAGCCTGTTGTCGTTCGTTCAATATGCCTTCGATGTTTCTATGTCTAAGACTTTCAAGATTGATACGTTCAATTTCTTCTTGTGGCACGTTCAACCATGACAATAACTTGCGAGCTTTGAATGTGAGTGTGCGTCCAAGTACGAAACTGGCAGTATATCCACAATTGAAACAATGCCAACTCCAGCCCTGATCTGTATTTTTTATACCACCTCGTTGTCGCCTGTCAGCTGATTCTCCACGATGCACACAACAAGGTGCATTCACTGAAATCCAACCACCAGAGGTCTGTTTACGTTTTGCAGGTAAGAAAGAGATCACATCAATCATGCTTTATTATAGCATGTTTTTTGATTTTTACCTATAGTAAAGGTAACGAATATAGCCGGTACTGATCACAACCGCAGCACCTTGATTTTCGGGCGGTACCGGATAATAAGGTGTGTTGACTCCAGGATTGGGCACTAGCCAATAGCCCGAACCTTGGTTGGTCACTGTGATTGACGCTATTTCCCCTGAACCACCGATCGTGGCCACGGCTGTGGCACCCGACCCTTCTCCGACGATGCTGATTTTTGGTGGGGCCAGGTAGCCTGACCCAGCATTTTGTATCTGTATCGATGTGACCCTACCATTTTCGCAGATGGCATAGGCCTGTGCGGGTATACCATTTCCACCTGGTACAGCAAAGATACTGTTGTTGAAACATACTCGCAATAACGGATGCCACCCAATGACATTGAGAGAAATAGTACCTGTTTTATTAAGATAAGTCGTGCTCGTAGTCACGTTGAATGGCACACTTTCATAATTCTGTGCTGCTTGCGCCTTGATTGTACCTGTATATTGGTCCAAGAACATCTGTACTGTGGTTATGCCCTGCGTGGGCTTGATGAAACTGCTGTAGTATTCGGTCAAGGCAAAACTGCTCCAGTAGTTAGCACCATTGGGGTTACCGTTCCAGTAATAGTCTCCGCCAGCATTGCCAAAACTGGTGCCATCTGCTGAACCTTGGGCCGTGAGCTTGACGGTGGGTATGGTAAGCGGAGCACTGGGCACATATTGTGGTAACACACTGTCTACTATGTTGAGAGGTGCGCGACTGCCTGATTGAGCATCAACAAATACCGGTTCTATCAAGTTTCCGCTAGCTCTAGTTATACTATAAAAGGCTGGTTGAGCAAGTACTGTCAACAGCTGACTGGCCAACAAAGTGACCTTGGCACGGCCCGTGACGGCATTGAGGGCGACCAATGGTTCTTCTAGCAATACTGTAGTTCCTTCGGTGTTGATCACACGGAATACAAAACTGCTGCCAGTGATATTGACGGGTTTTTCATTTTGATTGATAAACTCGAAAAGCAACACATTGTCGATGCCTTTGTTTATGGTTAGGACTTTTGCGTACACGGGATTATACCTGTAGGTGAATGTGGAACCAGCGCCGGTGTCTATGCTCAGGACCTGGGTTATTTGTTGATACAGATATAGGGTAGTTGAGTACATACATACTATTTAGCGGCGGTGTCATCCGGTGACTCATTCATTTGGGTTAGATTCATTTTTGGTAAATATCTCGTGATCAATTTATTATATAATATTTATGGGTAACGATATCTTTACAAAACTTGCCGACAAGTACCCGTTTATTTCCCTCTGTGTTTATGCCACCACAGAATACGTAGGAATCATACAAAATCAAGACGAAATCGTGACCACGATTTATGACTTTGGCAACATACTGGATCTTGAAGACAAGCGTCGTTTTTTAGAACTAGCCAATGTTTGGTGGTGGGAAAGCAACCGGAGCATACCCATCAACATATTCCTTAAAACAGAATGGGATCAGTTCAGACCTTGTCTGCGCACTTTTATCAACAAAGATTTGACTGTGTTACATGGACCTGTTTGTAGCCTACTTGAAATGGCCCGTAAAAAATCAAAAAGAAAGAGTATTACACTGGTACGACGTCTTGACTGAGCAAGTTCATGTGTAATGCTACCAAGGCTGCATAGCCAACAGCATGGGCCTTTTTAAACACAAATCCACGACTACTATCACCATCCCAAACACTTTCAAACACCTCTGCCCATGGACGATTTTGTAAATGTGCTTTACCCGGTCTGATTATACTGATAAAGGCCGCCATCCTCGGTATTGAATCAGGACGCATAGTGTTTAATAGTTCCGCATAATTTCCCACATGCACCAGTTGTTGTGCCCACACAGTGTCTGTCCATAAGCGTGTCCAATCAGGCTGTTGGTCTAACATGGCTCGATAATGTTCTGGATCTCGAATCAACTGATACACTGTCATGTTCAATAGATCTATCTTGAAGTAGCCACGTGTTTCTGCTGTTTCATAATCTATAGCCGCACATTGATTTACTGGATCATACGGTATGTCAGTGACATATACACCAGAATTGTGTCGGCGTATCTGTCCTTGATGCACCTGATGTGCCGACGTAGCTTTTATGAGTCGTAGCACCGTGTCTCTGTCAGCAAAGTCCAAATCAATATCTGCGCTCATGTTATTAACTTTCTTGCTTGTTCTAATTCTGGAATGTAGTCCACAAGTTTTATATCTCTCGATCGATCAAGTTTGTCGTTAAACTCAAAAAATAATTTTAATCGGCGTAAATCTATCTCAGGAGTTGATTGGTAATGTGTTATTATACCATCAATAAAACTTTTTAGCAACCGGTCATTTTTATAACATCTTAGTTGTTGTATGGGCAATAATTTTCTTAACGCTAATTCTGGATATGGAAATTCGAATCCAGACAATATGTCGTTTTGCGATACACAGGAAGAACAATGTACCAGCATGCCAGGAAAATTATCATCAAAAAATTTCAATAAATCATACAATCCAAGAACGTTGTAAATTGAAACTGTGGTGTTAGTTGTAATAAAATGTCTATTTTTTCTAAGATAATTCATATTTTCAACTATTGTATTCCAGTCAGATGGCCAGCGGATGTAGTGGTTAAGTGGACCTACTCCTTCAATACTAACAATAAATTGTATGTTTGAAAACTCTTTCAATTGTTTTTTAAAACGGTTACTAAGTTTAGTGGCATTTGTATTAATTAGAAATTCAAAATCAGTTTTGTTTTGTTGTATGCAAAGATCAAGAAATTCATAAAACTCGGTCATTGCAGTAGGTTCTCCACCTGCCACATATAGTTTTTTTAAATTGGTAAAATTTACTATGCTAAAATCACTTCTTTCTTTTGGCGGGATCTCTGCTACTAAATTTATTTTTTTGTATTCACGACCAATCAAATGACTATTAGTAGGGCCACACATCCTGCATTGTAAATTACAAATATTGCTAGGACGAATTTCGTAATAGGACGGATGTGTAATTTGATTAAGATCTTGCAACGACTTCAAATTCAATCGATTGGCCCATTCAACTGTTTCCTGTTGTCTTGCGCTTCTAATATTTTTAGATTCAAGTTTATAACAAGACGAACAATGATCAGGAATTGGTACTCCATTTAACATGTTGTTTCTTATTGCTTGATAGCTTTTATTTGTCTGCCAGTCAATTATTTCAGAAACATGTGCCACCGGTGTCGTTGACCGACAACATACTGTGGTGAATCCATCGCTACGTTGGTTTGTTAAAAGTTCTATAAATGGAAAAATACAAAAACTTTTATTTGTTTCAACCAGGGTTTCAAAAAAGTTAATACTGTTTGTATAACCAGGGTCTATGAACTTGCCATTGGGCAGATTCTTAATCAACGTAACAGTTTTATAAAATGCATCTGGATGACTGTATTGTTCTTTTGGCTGATCTAACATGATAGTCAAATCACACTCGGTTGCTAATGCAACCAATCGACCATATTCTATATCATATACGCTCGAATGATACCATCCATTTTGTACCATTGGTGCTATAGGACCGTCTAACTCTGACAATAGCCCATGGCACTCAGATAGTGCAGCCTTGGCCAAATTACGAGTTTTAGTATCAGTATCTTGTGTGTTATTGCCTAGGCACAATACTTTCATCACCAACCGGCCTTTTGTAATATATCTCTAGCATACTCTTGATCTGCTGGATAGTCCTTAAATTTTTTCTGCCATATGTCTGCATCAATGTAGGGCCATATCATGGCCACCTGGGTAGCATCTAGTTCTCCTAGGAATTTTTGTCCCGAATCACTGTTGTAAATCACCCAAGGACTGATTCGCCCAGTACTAACAGCATAGGCCATACTGTTGGTGTTGCCATAACGGAGACAATGTTCAGGTGGATTGCCAGTCTTGTCATTCCAGTCTAGGCCAAACTCCATGGCACGAGCCAGGGCATCATTGACATTTTCTACTTGTAAATACGTGATTAGATATTCAGTGTATACAGTGTCGCGGCACCAGTGATCGATTTTCTTGTTTTGTTTGAGCACCCATTCAACAAACCTGGCCGGATTGACAGCACGGATATCTACACAATAACGTCCAAACCGCACAAATGCTTTGTAATAAGGACTGTCAGCAAAGTCATCAAATGTTTTAAGCCGTGCTGACCCTTGTGTGAGTTCATAGAACTTGATATAGGCCTGGAATCCCAATCTGACTCCGGCTTCGTTTTGTTCTTGCCTACGGCGACGTGGCTCGCACGAATGTACAGCCAGGCTTGCTTCTTTCACAAAGTCTTTTTTACAGTACTGACAAGT